GCATTAGTTACTAAGGGTAGTTTTCAATGGCAAAATGGCGTAAAAGATACTAAAGTAGAATTTGTGCCTAATCTAAGTGGAAGATTTAATGTTAGTTGGGTTCCACCTATACATTTACAAAATAAAGTAATAACAAAGAATGGAATTAAGCATCCCGGTAATGATCATTTGGGAGCTTTTGGCTGTGACTCATATGATATATCAGGAACAACAGATGGGCAAGGCTCTAAAGGTGCGTTACATGGATTAACAAAATTTAGCATGGAAGAAATTCCCGCTAATATGTTTTTTTTAGAATATATAGCTAGACCACAAACAGCGGAAATGTTTTTTGAAGATATATTAATGGCATTACACTTTTATGGTATGCCAATACTTGCAGAAAATAACAAACCTAGGTTATTATATTATTTAAAAAGAAGAGGATACAGGGGATATTCAATGAATAGACCCGATAAAATATGGAATAAATTATCGGTTACTGAAAAAGAAATTGGAGGTATACCGAATTCAAGTGAAGATATAAGGCAAGCGCACGCATCCGCAATAGAAAGTTATATTAATACTTATGTAGGCGAACAAGAAAACGGGAGCTATGGAAATATGTATTTTAATAATACATTAAACGATTGGGCAAAGTTTGATATAAATAAAAGAACAAAATTTGACGCAGCTATCAGTTCAGGGTTAGCGATTATGGCATGCAATAAACATAGATACGCACCAAATCAAGCTACACAATTAAAAAGTAAAGTTAATTTTAGTTTTTCTAAATATAACAATAATGGAAATTTTTCAAAAATAATACAATAAATGGCAAGAGTATCACCAAAAGGTATTTTTCCGAGTCAAGCAGTTAGCGACACAGAAAAAAGAGGTTTAGATTATGGGCTTCAAGTCGCTAAAGCTGTAGAGTCAGAATGGTTCAAAAAAGATTCAGGAGGATCTCGCTATTTCTCGAATAGAGACAACTACCATAACCTTAGGTTATATGCAAGAGGCGAGCAAAGCATTAAAAAATATAAAGATGAATTATCCATTAATGGGGATTTGTCTTATCTAAATTTAGATTGGAAACCAGTACCTATTATTCCAAAGTTTGTGGATATAGTTGTTAACGGCATTGCGGAAAGAGCTTACGATTTAAAAGCTTATTCGGTGGATGGGATTGCTAGCGATGAAAGAACTAAGTATGTTAAAAGTATGCTTAGGGACATGGGGAATAAAGAATTATTTCAAAATATAGGTTCTTCCTTGGGTGTTAACATGTTTAAAAATGACCCTGAAAGTTTACCTGCTAATAGTCAAGAATTAGAATTACATATGCAACTTGACTACAAGCAATCTATTGAAATAGCAGAAGAACAAGCTATAAATAATGTTTTTGATTTAAACAAATACGAATTATTAAAGAAAAGATTAGATTACGATATTACAGTTTTAGGAATTGGTGCTGTAAAAAACAGTTTTAATACTGCCGAAGGAATTAAATTAGAATATGTTGACCCTTCTGATTTAATATACTCTTATACAGATTCGCCATATTTTGATGATTTATATTATGTAGGCGAAGTAAGAAGAGTAAGTTTAATAGAATTAAAGAAACAATTTCCACAATTAACAACAGAAGATATTGAAGAAATCGAAGGAAAAGGCAATAGCTCGTTATTATATAACCAAATTGGCGTAAATTCTTCAGACAAAAATTTTGTATATGTTTTGTATTTTGAATATAAAACATTTGAAAATCAAGTTTATAAAATTAAAGAAACTACATCTGGGGCCGATAAAGCAATTAAAAAAGATGATAAATTTAATCCACCTAAAGATTCTAGGGCTAGATTTGAAAAAGTAAATAGATCTATTGAATGTTTATATGAAGGTGCAAAAATTGTAGGCCACGATAAGTTATTAAAATGGCAGAAAGCTGTAAATATGACAAGGCCTAAATCTGATATTACTAAAGTTCAGATGAGTTATAATATTGTGGCACCTAGAATATATAAAGGTAAAACCGAGTCATTAGTTAGTAGAATGACATCTTTTGCTGATATGATTCAAATTACTCATTTAAAACTTCAACAAGTGTTATCTCGTATGGTACCTGATGGTGTTTATTTAGATGCAGATGGATTAGCGGAGGTTGATTTAGGCAATGGAACTAATTATAATCCGCAGGAAGCTTTAAACATGTACTTTCAAACCGGTTCCGTTATAGGTAGGTCAATGACACAAGACGGTGAATTTAATAACGGTAGAGTTCCTATACAAGAATTAAGAGCTGGCGCTGGTGGTTCAAAAATACAAAGTCTAATACAATCCTACAATTACTATTTGCAGATGATGCGGGATGTTACAGGATTAAATGAAGCAAGGGACGGAAGTACTCCGGATAGAAATGCATTAGTTGGTTTACAAAAAATAGCTGCGGCTAATAGCAATACAGCAACAAGGCATATATTACAAGCCGGGTTATATTTAACATTAAAAACAGCAGAAGCTATAGCACTAAGAGTTTCTGATGTGTTAGAATATTCCGCAACTAAAAATTCTTTCATCCAATCATTAGGTAAATTTAATGTGGGAGCACTTGAGGAAATGAAAGAGTTGCATTTGCACGATTTTGGTATATTTTTACAATTAGCACCAGATGAAGAAGAAAAACAATTGTTGGAAAATAACATACAAATGGCAATTACACAAAAGCAAATAGAATTAGAAGATGCTATTGATGTAAGAGAAATTAAAAATTTAAAGTTAGCCAATCAGTTATTAAAATTAAGAAGAAAGCAAAAGTTTGAAAGAGATAGACAAATCCAAATGGAAAATATCCAAGCACAGTCTCAAGCTAACGCTCAGTCAGCTCAAGCAGGAGCCGCCGCAGAAATACAAAAACAGCAGGGGATTGCTGAAAGCAAAGTGCAAATTGCACAAGCACAATCACAATTCGATATTGCAAAACTTGAAAGAGAAGCGGAAATTAAAAAAGAGTTAATGGAATACGAATTTCAACTTAATATGAAGCTTAAGGAGCAGGACAATCAGGTGATTAACAATAAAGAGAAGTATAAAGAAGATCGTAAAGACGAAAGAACAAAAATACAAGCTTCACAACAAAGTGAACTTATAGACCAGAGAAAATCTGGTAAACCACCAAAAAGTTTTGAATCTGCAGGATTTGATAACTTAGGTGGATTTGGATTAGAGCAATTTGATCCAAGATAAATTTTTAACAATTATATTTTATTATGTCAGAAAACATCAAAGTAGAAGCTTTAGACGTTGAAGAAAAGTCTATTGCTGAAAAAGAAGCAGATGTACAAAAGTTATCAACTAACGAAGATGGCGATTACACTGTGGATTTAGGAAAAATTAAAAATCAAAAAGAAGAAACAGATGCCGTTCAAGAACAAAAAACAGAAGATGGCGTGTTACGCGGAAGCAGCGAAGATGAAAAAGATGGGGAAGAAGCCAAAGTGGAACTGCAAGAAGTACAGCAAGAAAAAGTAGAAGAGCCTGTACTTGAAGAGGTTGTTGAAGAAGAAGTTTCGGAAGAACCAACTCCAGTAGCTGAGGAAAAACAACCAGAGCCAGAAGTTGAACCGGCTGAAGAAACAAAAGAACCAAAAGTAAACTTACCAGAAAATATACAAGATTTGGTTAAGTTTATGGAAGAAACTGGTGGAACTCTTGAAGATTATGTCAGATTAAGCGCTGACTATTCAAATGTAGATCAAAATACATTATTAAGAGAATATTATAAACAAACAAAACCTCATTTAAGTTACGATGAAGTATCGTTTTTATTAGACGATAAATTTTCATACGATGAAGAAATAGATGAGGAAAGGGATATTAAAAGAAAAAAACTTGCTCTTAAAGAGGAAGTCGCAAATGCCAATAAGTTTTTAAATGAAACTAAGGAGAAATACTATAAGGAAGTCAAGTTGAGTTCTAAATTAGCTCCCGAGCAACAAAAAGCTATTGAATTTTTTGACAGATACAATAAAGAGCAAAAATCAGCTGAAGAATTATTACAGCAGCAAACACAACATTTTCAACAAGAAACTAGTAAAGTTTTTAACGAAGAATTTAAAGGTTTTAATTTTAACGTAGGAGACAAAAAATACCGTTTCAATGTAAAAGATGTTAACAAAGTAAAAGAAACTCAAAGTGATTTATTGAATGTTTTCAATAAATATGTTGGTGACAATCAAATGTTACAAGACGCTGGGGGTTACCACAAAGCTTTATTTGCCGCTTCTAATCCTGACAAAATAGCTAATCATTTTTATGAACAAGGTAAAGCGGATGCAATCAAACAAATGAGCGCAGAAGCTAAAAACATTAACATGGATCCTAGAAAAACTTCTAGTGGATATGTTGAGGCTGGTGGAATAAAAGTAAAGGCTATTTCTGGGGATGATAATTCTAAGCTAAAATTTAAACTTAAAAATTATTAACTAACAAAAAAAAATTAAAATGGCGAATAATAATTCATTTGCTGGCCCATTGGCTGGCAGCATTTTGACTCCTTCGGCTCAAAAAATGACAACCTTAGGAAGTTACTTAGACATCCAAAACGATGGATGGGCTAAACAATATCTACCTGAGCTTTACGAAAGCGAAGTACAGAGATATGGAAACAGAACTATTTCTGGATTCCTTTCACAAATTAGTGCAGAAATGCCAATGTCTTCTGATCAAGTAATTTGGTCTGAGCAAGGTAGACTACACTTATCTTACAACGGTACAATTAACTGTGTAGATGGTGTTGTAACTGCAATAACTGGAATTGATAGTGGCGCTACTGAGGCTCATGCTGTAAGAAAAGGTGCTACTGTTGTTGCTGAAATTGCTGGATCTGCTGGGACAGTAGTTGTAAAAGCTTATTGTAAGGCTGGTGTTGAGGCATCAACTTCAACATTAACATTAAAACCTTACGGTGGAGCTAATTTTGATGATTTAGATGTTTTAGTTGCTGGCGATACAGCTGTGGCTATTAAATTTTTCGTATACGGTTCTGAATTTAAAAAAGGAACTGCTAGTATGACTGAATCAATAGAGCCTACATTCAAAACTTTCACAAACAAGCCAATGATTATCAAAGATCACTTTGAAATCAATGGATCTGATACTGCTCAAATTGGGTGGGTACAAGTAAGTGGTGAAGGCGGAGAGTCTGGATACTTATGGTACTTAAAATCTTCTGCTGATACAAAAGCAAGATTTGACGACTATTTAGAAATGATCGCTATTGAATCTGAAAAATCTGATTCAACTGCTGATTCTGATATTCCAGATGGTTCTCAAGGATTACTTTCTGCTATTGGCGAAAGAGGAATTGTAGCTACAAATCAATTTGATTCAGGTGCAGTATTATCTGAATTTGATGATGTATTAAAAGAATTAGACAAGCAAGGGGCTATCGAAGAAAACATGCTTTTCTTAGACAG